TTGCTTGGACTCGTTATCAAGAATCTTGCTTTTACGCGTCTGGGGTATTAGTATCAATGCCGCCAGACCGCCGCCACCGAGCAACGTGCCTGCAAGTGAAAGCGCAAACGTACTCCAGTCTATCATTCAGCGGCCTCCGGTTTATCTGCCTTGTTCTCCGGGACAATCACGTTGAAGGTGATTCCAGAGCCATCAGAGCCGTTGATGTTAAGCTCGCTTACCTGGGCTTCCTTGACAGGGTACATGTCGGCAAGGAGCTTCATCGCCCCCACCGCCACGCTTCTTAACGGCGCCGGGGATAATGCCGTGCCGTTCCTGTCATAATACTTCGCGCTCACTGTCTCCGATATGACAGATTTAAGGTTTTCCGTAAGATACAGCTTCATGTTCTTGTTCTCACGGTCCACCATTTTCTGCAAGTCCTCGATGTAAGATTGAATATCATCCCTTATCAAAAGCTCGCGGCCGGATTGACGGAACCTCCATTTAGTCTGAAAGGCTTCCTTGTAGCACTCGCCGGCATTTCCCACATAAGTGGCCGAGCCATTGACATAGAGTTCACAAAAAGTCTTTTCCTGTTCACTCAGATTATGTTTTCCCATTGCCTGATGTTTGATTCCCGCACACCCTATGAATGAGGATGTGCGGGTTGTTTTAATTATGAATAGGCAATGCGGAATCCTATTGTTTTTGATTTCCGAGCAGCTTTTCCATTATTAAATCGCGGAAGAGCTGGGAGATGCCGTCACATGCGGCCTCCACATCCTCAACGCTCCTCAGATACGACATGTTGAAGTTGATGTTCACGTCATAGCCGGTTATCTCAACAAGGGTCTGTTTTATGTCATCGTTTACAATCTTGTAAACGGTAAGGTCCGAGATAGCATTGAATGTCCTTGTCGGCTCGGTTATCTGTTGAACTGGGGCTGCATCCCGGTTGTCTTTCTCTTTCTCGCTCATATTTTAAAATGCTTTCTTGATTTTTCGGTCTTGGCGATTTTCAGTTCCCCGCCCTCAATCTCGCCGCCCACGCTTCTCATGCGCTGTGTAAGTGTGGCGACCACGTTGGTCGTCGCTGTCACGTCGGCGTCGGCGTCATGGGCATCATCCAGCTCTACCCCGAGCCGTTCACTCATGATTTCCAGCTTGTAGGTGTTTATGTCCGGCTGATGGCACAAGGCGAGCTGACCGAGGATTATGGTGTCAAGTACAAGCGGGTGCCAGTGACCATAAAAATCCACATGTCCTCTCAGAATCTTTTTTGCCTGTTCAATGACCTCCCCGTATTCAAACAGCTGGCAAAGGAACCCCTCGTCAAAGCCTACATTCTGTCCTATGATAAACGGCTTTATGTTTTTGGGGCATTTAGCCGGTATCATGTCGGTCATCCATTTAACAGCATCCCGTGCAACCTGTACCACATCCTCGCCTTTCTCCTCCAGCATATCCATCGTGATCGCCGAATATTCAAGCGCCCTTTCAGAATATTCCATAGGCGTTTTCTGTTCTTCGTCATACTTGGATTTGAGAGTCTTTTTCTTGGGTTTTGCAAGAGCCTTGACTTCTTTCATGTCGTATGGGCGGATATACCTGACAAACGAGCCCAGACGCTCAAAGTTGTCAAGTCTTGTTGCATGTATGGCTATCTGGGTGCATGCTGATTTCTGGCAGTCAAGGCCGCCGGTTTCAAAGTCAAGGGTGAAGGCTATCGGTGCCACATATTCTTGTTTGGGTGCCATGTCATTTGTTTTTAGAGATTAATAATTGGCCGATTTCATATATCGCCGACCATAAAAAGGAATGAAGGGTCGAGGTGTTGTGCAAGATGCAGTCATAATCACCATCTGGAAGGATCAATCGCTCCTTGTCCCTTGCCTGTCGCTCATCATCCGTGGGGTTGTCAGGTCTTTCAATTTTTATTGCGAAGATTTCAAATTCACCGCCCCATTTGTCTTTCAGTTCGACAAGACCTTTTTCATCTATCACATAGGACATCACAGGACCGACGACCTGCTCTTTTTCAGTCCAGTAATGATGTCCTCCAAAAAATGTATATGCAAGGGGATTACGGGGTATGGGGTAAGAACCGTCAACAAAATGATGGTCGACCCCATTGACCTCGCCGGGTCTCATCGGTCTTGTGGTGTATGACACAAGGCTGGGAATCCCGATGATGTCGGTGAGATGTCTGGCAAGCGTTGTCTTGCCGCTCCCGGAAGCCCCCACTATGGCTATTATAATCGGTTTCGTGTTCATATTATCTCGTATTGTGTTGAACGTGTAAACTGTATGCTGTTTTTGCCGGTGTAGTCCCCGTACTTGATAAGTCCGCTGAAAGCTATGATCCGGTTCTTGGCGTTTAGCAACTCCCCACGGAAATGCGCCCACTCCTCGGGCCATACCACACATTCAGCGGTCTCGTTGTTTTGCTGTAAAAGTAAGCTGGCAAACGTCTCTTCGTTTCCGGTCCTCTTGCTCTTGAAGCGTTTTTCCTCCACCCCTATGATTGTGGCGCAGAATATGCCGCGCTTTCCGTCTTTCTCTTCAGGGGCTATGTCCTTCAGTAAAGTGTAGGCAGCGTTGCCCCGGATAAATGGCTTTACATGACTGTTGTCATATATGCGCTTATAGTCCACGGCACCAAGCCCCGACACCGCTATCTGCTTCTGGCTCCAGAAATAATGCTTGTCAATCAGCTCCGGGGGAAAATCCTTTTCCTGTATGCCAAAGCCGAGACGTTCAGCCGCCTCACAGGCGATAGCATACCGCTCTACCACTGACAACGCGTTTTCCACCCGGTCAAAACAGCCTGCAAATATCATGTTAAGGATGTGACGGGCGTTGACCGGACACCTGACAGCCTCATCAGGGTTATCGGGGTCGTCCCAGTATTCATATTTCTTCAGCTTGTACTTGAACACCCTGTCGATGAAATTCCCGATGCCGGTAAACGCGCCGTTCTTGTCGCGCTCGTTGATTATCCAGTCCACCGCAGCAGGACCGACCTGCTTGATTCTGGAAAGCGACCAGAAAATAGAGTCTGTGGAATAGTCGGTGTAAAACGAGCCTCCGCTGACATTGATGTCCGGGGGCACGACCTTCGCCCCGCTGCAAGCCTCCATCTCGCCCATCAGGGTCACAAGCTCCTTGTCCTCGGCCCATTGCAAGGCGACCGTGTAAAAGGCCGTGGGGAAGTTTGCTTTAAGATAAGCCCCCACGTAAGCCGTGATGCCGTAGGCAGTGGCATGTGCGCGGTTAAACAGGTAGCTTCCACAAGCCTCTATGCGGTTCCATATCTCCACGGCGTCCTCCTTCGGGCAGCCTTTTTCTTTAGCCCCCTTCATGAACTTTTCTTTCATCGCCTGAATCTTCTCCACTTTCTTTTTGGAGATAAACTTCACGAGTTTCACGCCGTCACCGAGACTGAAGCCGCCCACCTCACGGGCGATCTGCGAGACCTGTTCCTGATAGCAGATGCCGGCAAATGTGTCCTTCAACGCATTGTAGGTCCCCCACAGATACACAGGGGCGACCAGCTCGGCCTTGCAATCAAGGTAGCTGCTTGCAGATCCGTTTTCCAGTGTGGCAGGTCGGTACAGCGCGTTTGCCGCTATGATGTCCTGTATATTGTCAGGTCTCATCTCTTTCAGGAACTTGGTCATGCCCTTTGATGACAACTGGAAGACATTTTGAGTGAACCCGTTTCTCAGCAGCTCGTACACCTTGGGGTCATCAAGAGAGCCGGTGCTAAGCCCTTCCAATGAGAGGTCCGTGCCATACTCCCGGTTGCAAATCTCGATTGTCTGCTGTATCTTGGAAAGCTCCTTGGTGGCAAGGCAGTCGTTCTTCAGCAACCCGCACTCGTCAAGCTCATACCCGTCAAACTCCGACACGAGCATGTCGTTCATCCTTTTTATCGGCGTGAAGTCAAAACACTCCGCATCCTCACCGTTGAGATGGTCAGGGGTCACAAGCAACGCTGACGCGTGTACCGAGTTGGAGCGGGGCTGAAACATCAGCGGGCGGATGTCCTCGAACAACTGCGGGTACTGGTTGATAAACCCGGCAATTTTCTTGTTCTCGGCAGCCATCTTAAAAAGCCCCGTAAAATCCGCCTCCGCATCGCCTATGATGGCAGTATAATAGTTCACAAGCCCCACCGGTATCTTCATTGTCCTCGCAACATCCTTGATGACCGCCTTCAGTTTCAAGGTTGTCACCGTGCCGGCTGAAAAGACACGCTGCTTCCCGTCATGGTTGTAGCGTCTCTCTATGTATTCCTTTACCTCCTGTCGTCTGTCAGACTGGAAATCTATGTCAACGTCCGGCAGCGAGCCGCCCGGCCCCTGGAGATAACCGTCATCAACGACACACTCCAGGACCTCGACAGGCTTTTCTGTCTTTACTGTTTTTATACTTACGACTTTCATTGCATCATCATATAGGCGTTGCTGTCAAACCGGTTGTTTATCTTGCACACTTCCTCAAACCGTAGAAGCTGCCGGTCCATGATTATATGTTTCTTGCCGATGAACGACTCGCAGGTGATGCCTTTGAGCGTCCGGCAACGGCTGAGCGCGGTGTAGATCTGACCGGAACAAAACGCGCCTTTTGTGTGTATGACCACATTGTCAAAAGTAAGCCCCTGACTCTTGTGGATTGTAATCGCCCATGCGAGGGTGAGCGGAAACTGGGTGCATGTGCCCTTGACCTTCTTTTTGATCGTGTCACCCTTTATCTCGTAGTCATAAGACTCCCAGGTGTTTTTTGTGACCGTGACATCGTGGCCGTCGTCAAGGGTGACGGTTATCTCTTCATCCTTGATTTCCGACACCGTTCCAAGCGACCCGTTAAAATAACCCTCGTCATGCGAGTTTACCAGCATCATGACACGCGCCCCGACACGCAGTTCCAATGTCTCGTCACAAGGAAAGTGCCCGAGATTAAAGTCCCCTTCCGTAAAAGCGATGAACTTGTGTGTGGGCTTCCCGAGCTTTGCCTTGTTTATGGCCGCGACATCCCTCCTGTGCGTACAGATATGGATGGCATTTCGCTCATAGTCATTGCTTGCACTGGAATCACGCAGTTCAGCAAGCTCCTCCTGGTCTTCCGGGGTCAACTGGTATGTGCGGATATGATTTAACAGGTTTATGAACCTTTCCTCGTGCTGACGGAAGATATGGTTAAGCTCCACCACATGAAAACCGGCGCCGATAAAAGCAAAGGCGTAGAAAAAGTACGGGCCGTTATAAAACAAATCCAGCACCTCTACCTCTTTCCCCGCCACGACCGGAGGTAGCTGGAAGAGGTCGCCAATCATGACAACCTGGACTCCCCCGAATGGTTTCACATTGTGCCTTACCTGTTGCAGACGCTTGTTGATAAAGTCAATTACATCCGGCCGCGCCATGCTTATCTCATCAATAACAAGACAGTCGATTTTTTCAAGCAACTGCCGTTTGCTCTTATGAAGGTGGTCTTTAAGCGGCGCGTTGGGGTCCAATGCCCCAAGAGGAATCCTGAAGAGGCTGTGCAGGGTCACTCCGCCTGCATTGATAGCCGCAACGCCTGTGGGGGCAGCTATCACAAGTTTCTTGTTTGTATGACTCGTGATGTGCCTGAGCA